GATAAATTGTAATTGAGCTTCAAGTGATTGATAGTTCAGATTATTTTGTCTAGAAAATTCTTTTAATTTACCTAATCTATTACCAGCAGCTCTTGCAGGATTCCATTGGGCGATACCAAAGGATCCTTCAGTTGGATTAAGTGCCAATGGATTTAAATCCCCACCTTGTTGTGATTCTTTTAATAGATTGCCTACAATACCCGCTGATTGTTCTGGTGTAAAATCACCACCTTCTTTTGATAAGAACCAATTATATGCTTTTTCTGCATTTGAAGCACCAGTCAGGTCGATCTGTTGTCCAGTAGTAGGTGCACTATATGTTCCAGCAGATTCAACTTTCGGTATTGAACCAAGAACAAGTGGTAACTGTGAGTTTTTACCATCAAGGAAAATACCAAATACTTGTGCCTGTTCTTTAATACCTACATTTGCACCAAGACCAGATGATCCACCTTCTGTTACAGGAATTGCTGTTTGCGCCCATGGCAAATCTGCTTCAGGTATATCCTCAATCGAACCCGAATGAATACCAAAAATACGAACACGAACACGACCTAGTTCCATAGGATCATTCACTGAAATAACCCTACCAACAAACCAACGAGTATCGTCACCATAGTATGACATTATTGCGGATCCTCAACATAAGATGCTAATTTGGTACAAAGTAATTTTGCATCATATCGTTCTTTACCAAAGATATGTCTTGCAGCATAGATGATATAATCACCTGATTTCTTTTTATCGTACTCTACTTTACGACCAAGATCATTAACAGATTCTGCAACCAAAACTCTAATTGTATTACCAAGTGTAAGGTTTTCTCTACCAGGAGTTCTATCAATAAAGTGTGCACCACGAACTTGAACTGTGATTGGAGTTTTTGTCATAAAGTTTTTAATTGCGTTACCAATAATTCTCTTTTTATATGCTGCTTCATCAATTTCTTGATTAATTGTTTTAAAGTCACCAGAATTTTTATATACATCTGCAGACGATATTTGACTAAAATCAATTGAAGTATGTTTAGTCAGAAGTTTTTCATCTACTTTATATCCTGGACCATAGTTATATCTATTCTGATTTTTATCGAGGTAATCTTTATTCACAAGGTTTTTAAAGACATCGGTATCTACATCAAAATATACTTCCTTCGATTCACCTGCCATGGTATCATAAAAATTATATTTTGCACCAATCATTCCATCTCGTATTAATGAGAGTAAATCATCTGTATTTTGGTATTCAAAGTTTTGAACTGATAAATGCTTATCACCATAAGCAACTTGTGATGCTGACTGCCAATATACAAATGGATTTTTGGCATTCATTGGACCTTGACGAAGCATTGTTCCAAGATCATAGAATCTTAATTTATCGTCACCTAGTACAGAATAAAGATAATATGGTAAACCATCCTCGGTTGTAGATTTATTTTTTATCCATGTCATTGCATCGATAGGATGAAGGTTTGGAACAATAACTTTTAATCTACCCTGGTATGTGTTTTCTGTGGAATATAAATCACGAGAAAGATATTGAAGACTAATACTTTGAATAATATTTTTTGGTGATCCAGTGTAAGATTTATTCACGTTATATACACTTGATATAAATGCAATATCCTCTATAAGGTAAAGTCCAACTGCTTGCATTGTGTCATTCACTTTTACTGATGACAATACCTTTTGTGTATAAAATGTTTTTACAATAGGAAGGACATCAGTTCCAAGCAATGGTTTGATTGTAATTGTAAGTTTCTCACCACCTTGAAAATCAATGTTTTCTAGGATAGCATAAGAATCAACAAACATCACCTTACCAGTGAGATAAGGTTTATCTATATGTTCATATATTTCCAAATCAGAAATAAGTCTTGCTATATTATATGAATTGGCACCGGTAGTTCTATCAGTGGAGAATACTGCACTTTCAATAATATAATCATCATTATTACCTAGAAAGGTGTCGGCCATACTATTAACCTCTTATAGATTTTTTATAAGAAGAAACCAAATCTTTTATGAATTCAGGTCTGATGATTTTAATCTCTCTTAAAGCTTCATTTTGTTCATAGTAAAATTCATAGTTAGTAACTTCTGTTAATTGAGCTCCTGGCCCAATTGCTGGATCAATATCAACTATTTTACCAGATTCGTCTGTATAATGATGTGCCGCATTATATTCCTCTGATTGAGAAGAAATGGTTACTGTTTGAATTTGACTACCACCTGCAACCTGTATGGTAGATGTAATTGCTTCAGGATTCGGATTAATTTTAAAATCTATATCATTAGTTTTTTGAATCACTAATTGACCAAGATCTAAGTTTCTGTGAATGATTAATCCAGTAGCACCTGATTCCGAACCTGTAATTGACTGTCCGACTTTAAATATGCTTGTCAAACTATCTTTTGTAGTAACTGTTGTATGTGGATATTCATGTTTAATCTTAACATCTAAATCATCACCATCTAATGGCCACCCTCTTTTTCTCAGTTCATCGTTCATTAGGAAAAATGTCCAGTAGTATAATGGTGTATCGTAAAACCGAATGGACATTTGATCAGGTCTGAAACCTTCGTTAATATATACTTCATCATAGAAAGAAATGTTATCTTTTACCTGATCAACTAGATCTGCATATGCGGTAATATTTTGAAAAATAGTAGTATATTCTTCATCACCAAAACGATATGGTATAGATTGAAAGTCTTTGAAAAAAAGCATTAGTATCCCGCCATTACATCTTTTTTGTTAAGTGTCCTCATTTCAATAAAGTTCAGTGTCATGTCAACTTCATTGGGTCTACCATCCGGATGGAATGCTGCGCCAGTTGCATTATATACGGTCTGAACATTTCGAAGGAAACAATATTCTAATTTTGGCATTTTAGCTTCTGCACCACGATGTGTAAATTGAATACTAAATGCATTTGGCATTTCATATGCGATTGGAACATTGAGTGCATTGATCACATCTGGATATAACTCTGTTCTGAAATGATTTACGATACGTTCAATTGCAATTGCTTCCCTTTGTGAATTAGCAATCATTTTAAAATTAAAACTAAATTCTCTAAGATTCACACCCTTAAACAGTGCTCGAGTATTTGGATTCATTGTTCTCTGAACACCAATAGAAACTGCTGCTTGAAACCCAGCATTAGGAACAGCACGTGATGCTCTTAACGCACCAAGTCTTGCTGCTTCACCTGTTAATGATGGATCCATTAGATACCCAAAAACACTACCAACGCCTTCAGCAAGAGCATTATAAGCACTAGCAAAAATTCCATCAGCATTTTGCATACCAGCAAGAGTACCAGAACCAATGACATTTAAATTAGCATTTTCATATTGCGCACCATCATTATATGTAAGTGATAGTGGAATGTACATATCAATTATTGGTGCTGCCCTTGATAGTTTATATGATACACCTTGTGCTAATTGTGAGGCATCTTTAGCAGCTTGAGTTTTTTGATCTTGTATAGAAGCAACATCTTCGGGGGATAAAGCCCCAAAATTTTCAGTAGACTGTTCTGGTAATTCAGATCTAATAAACCTATCTTGTATCGATGTTTCATTAATTTTATCTGCATTTAAGGATATCGGTGTTGCTTTATGTACAGCAAAACGAATCTTACCAAGAAATTGTTCAGTTTGATTTTCAGGGTATTGGATTCTATTAAAACCTCTATTTAAAATACTAGTTCTGGTTTGCATCCCTGCTTCAGAATTTAAATTTATTGATTCTGGCGTAGTTTGGTATTTTGTTCTTTGCGATGGTCTTGGAGGCATGTTATAACCTTAATAAATAAATGTAAACTAACAAAAACTATTTATATTAAATTATGGCATATTCTGGACGTTATAAAGTAATCAATATTAAGAAGTACAAAGGCGACTTTACCAATGTTGTCTACCGATCATCATGGGAAAAAAAGGTATTTCAATGGTGTGATAATAACTCAGACGTAAAGGAATGGTCATCAGAAGAAGTGGTTGTTCCATATTACTATGATGTTGATAAAAAGTATCATAGGTATTTTGTAGATATAAAAGTGACTTTCAGAAATCATAAAACTCTATTAATTGAAATCAAACCTGCAAAAGAAACAGAACCTCCTATTGGTGAAAAGAGGACCAAACGATATATTAATGAAAGTTTGACATACATTAAAAACATGAATAAATGGGAGGCAGCAAATTCCTATGCAAAAGACAGAGGATGGGAGTTTCAAATATGGACTGAAAACACATTAAGAGAAATGGGTTTACTGCCAAAACCAATGCCTGGAAAGATAAAGAAACCGCTTAAGAAACTAGCACCATACAAACGTAAAAAATCTAGGAAATGATATAAATAGTTTTATGAGTAATTTATTTCAAACACTAGAATTAGAAGCATTTCGTAAAGGCATTACACCTCGCACGAAAGAATCACGTGATTGGTTTCGTAAAAAGGCACAACAGATGCGAAGAGTGAATCGTAATGAGTTAATGAACGAGGATGAAATCAAACTTCGCAATCGGTTTGGTATGGGTAATATGTACATGTTCTTCTACGATCCTAAGACAAAAGATACTTTACCATATTACGATGCTTTTCCTCTTGTCATTCCGATTGAACCAGCAGAAGGTGGATTCTATGGGTTAAATCTACATTATTTGCCTCCTGTGTTAAGAGCAAAGTTCTTAGATGCATTATTGGACATTACAACAAATGACAAATATAATGATAATACAAAATTTGATTTATCATATGGATTACTTAAAAAAGCACAAAAATACAAACACTTTAAACCTTGTTTTAAAAGGTATCTCACCAGTCATGTGAGAAGCAGATTTGCTTTAGTACCTGCACCAGAATGGGAAATAGCAACATTTCTACCAACTGCTGATTGGAGAAAAGCTAGTGGTTCACAGGTTTATAGAGATTCAAGGGCAATGATCTAATGGCATCAATTGACGAACTTAAATCAGTAGCAACATCCAAACTTGGTTTTGCTCGGGCAAATCAATTTTTAGTAGAAATGCCTACAATTGGTCAGGGTGGGTTTTTAAGTGGATTACTTTCAAACTTTCTACCACCATTGCCAAGTATTCCTGGGTTATTAGATACTGGTGCACCAAGCACGCGTGAAATGAATCTTCTATGTTCGAACACCACACTTCCTGGTAAATCAATTCAGACAACTGAGCGTCGTTTGGGTATGAAGTTTGAAAAGGTTGGTTATACATATGCAGTGGATGATATTTCAATGACATTCTACTGTATGAATGATTATGGTATTAAGAAGTATTTTGATTCATGGATTGCTACAATTGTAAATGAAGAAACTGGTGAGATAGCATATAAGACCGATTATGCTAAATCTATCAAGATACATCAGTTAAGAAAACCTTTGGTTGGATTCAGTAAGAATCTTGGACCATTAAGAGGGAGTTTACAACTAGGTGGTGGCAGTGTTTATACATGCGAACTAATTGATGCATTTCCTGTAAACGTACAGGGGATTAATTTAAGTAATGAACTCGATGGATTAGTGCAGGTCACTGCAACATTTTCATATACAAGATGGAAACCAGTTGAGGCTGGTTTACAGAATTTTATACAAGGAAGTTTAAGCTTCGGATAGGTGAATTGAAATGAGTAAGAAAAAATCTAGACCACATCAGGTATCAAAGGGTGAAAGAAAACCAATTGATCCAAAGTGGAGAAAAGAATATCGTAGGGAATATAATGGCAGCACTGCGCAAATGCAGAACAAACTTGCAGCTTGGTTAAAAGGTAAAAGAGTTATGTTGACCATTGAGAACCCCAATAAAAATGAAACGAATAAGAAATTTATTCGAGTGAATGCAAATGAAGTGTGGAAAAGGAAAACTGTATAATGGCTTTACCAAAGTTTAATGATATTCCTAATTACGAATTAGTTATACCTTCAAGTAAAAGAAAAGTAAAATTTAGACCTTTCTTAGTAAAAGAACAGAAAGTGCTTTTAATGGCATTAGAATCTCGCGATGATAGTCAGATTCTGAATTCAATCACTAATACTATTCAGTCATGTATCTTAGAAAATATTGATGTTAATTCATTAACCACTTTTGATGTTGAATATATCTTTATTCAAATTAGAACAAAAGCAGCTGGTGAAACATCTAATATTGGTTTAATGTGCTCAAATTGTGAACAAGTAAATCAAGTTAAAGTAAATCTTGAAGATATTAAAATTGATGTTCCTACTGAAAAAACAATTGTTAAACTTAATGAAGAATATTCTTTACAGATGCAATATCCTCAATACAAAGCCTTATTACAAGAGACTACACAAAAGAATGCTACATCAACTGAACAATTATATGGGTTGGTGGCTGCTTGTTTACATAGTTTGCAAACAGAAGAAGAACAAATTATGTTTAAAGATGAGACATCAGCTGAAGTAGAAGAGTTTTTAGATCAGTTAACAGCAGATCAATTTGATGAAGTAATGAAGTTTACACAATCAATTCCTAAGCTGAGTCATGAAATTGATTTTGATTGTGAAAGTTGTGGTACAAAGAACAATAGAACACTAGAAGGATTAACTGATTTTTTTCAGTTACCCTCTCTCATGACAGCTTAATTAATTTTTATAGGACAAATTATTACTTGATGCAAAACTTTCATTATTCACTTACTGATATTAATGAAATGATACCCTGGGAGAGGGAAATATTCTTGACAATGTTAGTTGATGATTTAAAGAAACAAAGACACGAACAACAAAGAC